ATTGGTATTTTAGTAGCATTTGGGTTTTGTTTATAAAAAGATTGCCTTAAAGACCTTTGTTGTGTGTAGTATGGATGTGCTTTAGCAGCCGCATTAGCCATAGGTTTAGATATTAATTGTATTTCGCCAATTATACTTTCACCGTTAGGAGCTTTATATGCGACATTTACATTTCTTGCTTGAAAACCAGTTGATTTAATAAGTTTTTCACCTTCGTCTAAAACATCATATCTTTTTCTTAATTGTGCGACTACATCGTCTGCGTTTTCTGGTCTGTTCACAAAAATTCTTGTTCTGATAGGATCTGTAATTTCGCTTATTTCCCTACCTCTTAATCTTTTATCAACAAGGCTGTCTAAAGTTTTGACTTCCACATCAAATTTTTTACCACCTTTGTCAATAAATTTAGGGGCTTTTTCTAAACCTAGACTTCTAGCTATATCACCAACCTCTTGTTGGAAGGCTGGGTTTAATCTTACTGCTGCATCGTGCATTTCTTTTGGTGTTTTGTAACTGCCTTGCAATCGCTCGGTAAAGTTTTTTTCTACAAGCTGTTGGTTTTTAAATTTTGGTGTATATAAATATTCTGTTGTTTTTAATAAGCCTTTGCCTACTTTTAATGGTGGTGCAGCCATAAGTGCATCAAGAGGTGTCTCTGGTACAACTAAACTTTTCGCAGCCCTACCAAGTTTTTGTATATTTGCTAATACAGGATCAGAACTAAGTTGTTGCCTTGCTGCTTCTTGAAATTCAAGTGGACTTATAGGCTCAATAGAACCAACATCTGGCTCTTTTGGTAAAAGCATACGCATTAAGTCTTGTTGTGTTTTGGGTAACATTAATGCAATTCCTTTTCTTCAATAAAAATTATTTCAGAATTAGCATTAACCTCCCCACCAGACATTAAACTCATTATTCTTAAAGCATCATCTTTGGTTTTTGCTTTTATCTCTTTACCAACATATACCATATCGCCTTCCAAAACCTCTAAATTAAAAATTTTGTGTTGGTGGTACATTGCCTGTAAATAATCCTTGAGCTTGATTTTTTGCACTTTGTCTTAATGCCTCTCTGTCTCTTTCCATGATAGCGTTGAGTTCAGCAATGTTTACTTGTGCGCCATACTTGGCTTGGAGTTCCATCGCCTTGACTCTTAATTGTGCCTCTTCTATATCTCTTTGTCTATCATCGTCAAGAATGATTTTCATTCTGTCAGTTTCAGCGTCAATTAAGGCTTTTTGTGCAGTTACTTGTGCTTTTTGCATTTCAGCTTGTGCCAACATTTCTTCAGCAGATGGTTTCTGTTCTTTTGGTTGTGGTTGCATTGGCGGAACTTCAGCATTTATAAATGAAGTTGAGTCTTGGAAACCAGCTAACTCAATCATTCTAGTCAAAGTATTAGCATATTGTTGTAAGCTTACTAAAGGATTCTGCGGCCCTAGTAATTGCATGATTTGTTCTTGCTTGCCTGCGATATTTTGTAAGATTGAGAACTTTTCTGTATCTGATGATTTAGATATAGCCACATTTACTACTAAATCCTTGTCTGCATCCCAATATCTTGGATCTACAGGCACAAATTTACCGTTTAATCTAAAGACATCTTGGGCGTTTTGATGCTTGATAACCAAGTTATTTGTGGTTCTGAACATCTCTTTTAGACCGCCTTCGGCAAAATGTCTACAAATAAGTTCCACTCTACCTTGCGCACCACTCATAGTAGCAGTTACAGCCGCGCTTGTAGTTGATTGTAGCGCTTCAGCATTTAAACCAGCACTAGCTTTAGATACGCCAGTTCTGTTTTCTTTAGCTTCATCAAGATAACCAAGTACAGGGAAAGCCTCTTTACCTACAAATGGTACTGCGAATGGTTGTACCATGCCTGGCGCACGCATACGTATGGGTTGCCCAATATCTGTATTTAATACATCGTCAACATTAACTTGTCCTTCTACAATACCCATTCTTGGGAAGATAGAATGACCTAATGAATCTAGCGTATCACGCATGATTTGTGATTTAGCAGCTTGAATTGGTTTTAGATAATCTGCTGGACATGAACCTATAGCTGTATGTGGTTCTGGATCTGGACAGAACATACAAATTGGTAAATCATCCCATTGTTCTACATTTAAAATGTGGATGCCATCACCGATAGTACATACTCTAATTCTTTCATTAATACCATCACCATCAAAATCATAGAATAAATAATGTTCTACATATAAAACATCTTTACCGCCAGTATCAGACCTGTCTGGATAAACCATATTGTCAAATGGATTTCTTGCTTCCATTTCTTCATAGCTTTGTTCATCAACAGCACTACCGCCATAACCTGCGTATTGTTCTACTTCTTCTTCGTCATAGCCCATAGCTACTAAATCAGAAACAGACTTGATCATTCTGTGTGCAACATAAGATGCAGTCTGTAGGTCGCGTGCGTGTCTTGAGATTAAAACTTCTTCTGGTGGTATAGCTTCGATACATACTTGGTTTTTTTGTTTTACTCTTCGAATCGTTAAATCAAAACTTACTGGTATCTCTTCGGTTACTTCTTCACCGCTTAGTGGATCAAGCGTAGTGATAGTTTCTTTAGTAGCAGACTCTTCAACTATCTCAACATCTTTATCTAAGATAAGTGCTTGATAAGATGCTGGATCAAGATTCGTGTATTCGTGCGTGGTTGCTGTGATTGAGTCATCCCAAAATACTTTTACAAAACCTGTCTTTCTAACAAGCGCGTCTTTGAAAGCATCGTAGAGAACTTGGAAGCCTGGATTTTTTTGTTGGATAATATAATTAATATAATCGGTTTGTTGCTCTGCGAGTGGAATATCCTCTGCGTTCTTAGGTACAAACTCTACAATCTTTTTAGTACCAAAAAATGTACGCATGATAGATGGCAACATAAATAAAATGCTTTCTCTAACATCGGTAGATATAAATTCTGATTGTACGCTTGAGGTGCTTTCGGGTTCGTTACCAAGATAGTATTCAGTTGATTCTGCTCTCTCCTCTCCTACTTGGTGTATAAAGTCTTTAGCATCATCCATCTCGGCTTTGATGACACCAGTTAGGTCTAACATATCTTGTTCTTGTTTGACCTCTACAGATACTTCTTCAATTTTTTTCTTTGCCATAAATTTATCCAACTCTAATTATTCTTGATTTTAGTGGTTGTCTGAAATTATAACCAAAATGACTACTACTTCCACTAAAACTTGCAGCGCTACTTGCCATTGTTAATGCAAGTGCATCTGCTTTATCTGGTGACTTGATACCTCGTTTACGCATCTCGTCTTTGCTTTCAATTTTTATTTTACCACTAGAAGTATATTTATATAAGGGGGAAGCAAGTTCTGCTTCTAATTCACTATCTTCTGGTAATCTGCAATCTCTATGCGAGAGCCAATCTTTGATTGCAAACCACAGCTCCGCACGCAAGTTTAAATAATTCTTTTTCGTAGATGGTGCTTCTGCGACATTGATCCCACGCACGGGTAAGTTTTGCTCGGCTAGTCTATCGACTACGCCTGCGCCTAAACCAATAACATCAACGAGTATCTCCTGTGGTCGTTCCATTGCAGTTGCATCGTCATAGCGATTTTTAATCACACCGCATAGTTGCATCAAGTCCATAGATGCGAATGATTGTATTTCTAATACATGGTTTCCTTGACGCACGCATAGGGCGGAATTGTCACCACCGAACCTTGCTACATCTAATCCCCAAATGATTGGCTCACTAGCTGCGAGTGCAACATCTCTATCAACTGCGCTTTTGATTAGTTCCATAGGTATGACAGTATCATCATCTGCGGTTGGGAACTCGCCCATCACCTCCACGCGCGCGACGGTAGAATCTTCTCCGTACTGCTCAATCATTTTGGTAAAGAGATCTTTGTCAGTTCCCTCGACCGTGCGTGAGTCTATCTGTTCGTTTTTCCAAAATGCTTTTGCGCTGTGGAATGAATCATAGAATGGCCCTTGGTTTCTTCTTGGGTTTGAGAAGGTAAACCAAAAACGATTTGGGGTTGGTTCGGAGAAGAATCCCTCTGATACAGAATAAATTGGAGCGGGAATACCTGATGCTTCATCCATAATCAAGCATACGCCATAAGATGAATGGATGCCTGCAAACGCATCTGGGTTTTCCTCACTCCACAACTGTGCTTGTGCATAGTAATAACCTGTATCTATTTTTAAGTCTCTCTCAAGAGCTTCGTCAAACCAAGCTGCTGGTTTTATGGTGGTTGCGGTTTTTGACCACCAATGAGAGTTTAAAGATAGAGTCAGCCATTTACCAAGCTCCGCCCATGTTCTACTTCTTAACTGTTGTTCTGTGTTAGCTGTGACAATTACTGTTGCTCCCGGTCTTGTTGATAGCATCCATAAAATAATCCAAGCAACCAAAGCTGATTTACCAATACCACGACCTGATGCTACTGCCATTCTAAACATCTCTGGTAAATCTTTAATACCATTACGTTGAATGTGTATTGTCATTTCTCGCAAAATTTTTTCTTGCCACTTCCTTGGCCCTTTAAATTCTTCGAGGGGGGTGTCTTTCATTCCCCAAGGGAATACAAATTTAACAAAGTTTAGTGGATTATCTTTAATAACAGGAGACCATAGTTCTGTCATTAATAGCTTTTCTTCTTCTGGTTTATATTTCATAAAAAAATTATCTCAGTAGGTATTTCTAATAACCGCACCCGCCAGCAAACAAAGGGGGGGGGTAAAAATCTATCCGCAAGCACACACATAAACGCACGCATCAATGCAAAAAAGTGGGGTTGATTCTGATGTGCGTGCATGAATGCAAGCAAGCATGCATGCGCGCCTGGCTATTTGCGTAAATCATTAAGCGACAATTGTTCCTCTTGTTCGATTGTTTCTCCTTCAATCACGCGTGCTTGCGCGACCTGCATAATTTCTTTGAGGTTGAGATTGTGATTGACTTCTTGACGATCAGACCATTCTTCTGGGCTGCGATTTTTTAAGTAAAACTGGATGGCCTGGAAGTTGCCTTCGTGGATCTGATGCATGAGTGCGCTCGTGGCGA